TGTTCCATTTTCGCCAACAATTAACGTATTCAGGTGTCGGTCAAGGTCAACTTTTATCCAAGTGTTTCCCGTCGAAAGGAAATTCTTCCATCGAATAGATTTAAATGAAATCATTACTATTCTAAATCCATGGTCAACGCATCTTTGTGCAAATCTTGTAAAAGTTCTTGAAGCTCTAGTTTATCACCTACAATTTCAATGCTATCAATATACTTATTCAGGATTGTCATTGTATCTTCGGCCTGGTCGATTAGAGACTCTTCGCCAATATTAGTAATGTCAGTAAAATCTTCCACAATGGAAACTGTCATTGGATCTACCTTGTATAATTTGTCTAACATAATATCAAACCAATATGGGTTTGTTTTGTTCTGTACAACAACTTTAATACACGACCCCTTGTATGACGAAAAATCTTCTCCTGTCACCTCTTCAAAAGTTTTGCCCTCATCATCATAAAAGATTTTGTGAAACATTCTATAGGGATTGCGAATATATTCCAGTTCTCGCGTATCTGTATCAAACACATGAAATCCTCGGGGGTCTTGATAATCTGTCCATGTTATTTCATACGGCGCACCAAGATAATAAATGGTACCGTTGTCTGACTTGTGATGATAGTGCCCAGACATGACCATATCAAACCTATTAAATATTGCAGCGTCTATTCCATGTTCGTTAGAATATCCGGGATGCATTTCAAACCCAGCTAATTCTAAATGCCCCATAATAATTTGAGCATCACTGTTCTCAATAAAATCATATGTTTCTTTACGATTCCCGTCATTAATCCAAGGGAGAATAAGAATCTTTAATCCATCAAACATAAGTTCGGTTGGATTTGCATATATCCAAGGTTCGTGCTTTCCATCAAACGAGGAAAACAATTCTGTCATAGAGTTTACATCGTTCGTGTTTTTGTAATAGGTGTCGTGATTGCCTATAATAATGTGGGTGTCGATTTCTTCCTTTCCAAGTCTATGGATAAATTTTTCTCTGAGCGATTGAAGCGTGTTGAAATTGATGAATTTCCGACGGTCTACTACATCTCCTAAATGAACAAGAGTTTTGATGTTGTGTTCCCGCAGGTATGGAAAGAAAACTTCGTCATAGAATTTGAAAAAGTATTCGTTGAAGGCTGCGCTGTCGTTTCTGCCGCCAAAATGGGTGTCATTTATGGTGGCTATTTTCACGATTTCTCCTTCTCAAACTTTTCCAAACCTTTCTTCTTTTTTGTAGCCTTAGTCTTTTGCTTTTGTTTCTGAATTCCAGCCTCAAAAGTAGTTATGAAGTCTTGCATGTTTTCATACAACGCAGGCTGTTGAACAATACCAGTACGTTCGTCATGTGAATCGTGGTGAGCCAATTGGTCCATTAATCCAGATCGTTCAATTGCTCGATATTTTACATACAACTGTTTCTTTTCTTTTTGAATTCTACGCAAAAATGCATAATATATAATTTGTGTAAAATAGGCAAACGGATTCTTTGATTTGGCCGGGTCAAAGTTGTCTATGTATTGCAGACAATTTTCAACACCATCCGAAATCATATCATCTCGAAAAGTATAATTAATAAAATTGGGCTTATATGATAGGTGTGTTGCAATTTTAATAAAACACTCACCTAAGTAATCTGGGATTCTGGGCCTTGGTTCGGCACCGTCTCTGGATGCATGAACAGAATTCCTAAATTCTACCATTGCATCCAAAAAATCTCCGTTGTTTACATAATGATTTGATTTAGTCTTGTTTGCCATTTAATGTAATACCCTTTTTTTTGTTTTTTTGGCTAGTTTGTTTAGTAATTCTGACAATTCTTCGATGCTGTTACCTTCAGTGCCTTTTGATTCATCCTCAATTGATGTTAATGGTGGTTCCTGAAGTTCTTCGATCCGTCCAAATTCTTCTTCGATTGATTCTTCGATAGCTCTTTGTATACCTGATTCGTAATATTCTCGCATACGAGCCGACACATCAGTAACCACCAAAATCTTTTTAATTGAAATATTAAAGGACACATCCTCGGTCCACGGTATCCATTTGATTAAAATTAATGTCTGGTGGTCGGTATCGTTTGGACTTAAAAATGGAGGAATTGGATAAAGACGATATGGGTCATACAATCTAATGTGATTTGTATGCTCCCAATCTTCAAAATCAACTCTACTAATCAATTCTGTTCCATTATCAAATTGTATATATTTTAATTTGTGTTCCATGTCAGAATTTTAAGTCTACCTTATATATTTTGGTGGGAAATTTTTCTTGCATATAATACTTATATCGTTCGACAAAGTGCTTTACGGCAAAATTCTTATGAGCTTTATAACTCAGGTCGTCTACTATGTCATATAGTGTGGCTGAGCTTTTGCTGTCGCTCGTTCGCAGACCTCTACCAATGCTTTGCAGTACCCTTATTTTTGATTTACCTGGGTGAGAAAATATAATATTATGTAGATTTTTGATGTTTACTCCAGTCGAATAAACCCCATACGATGCTACAATTATAGCATCTTTTTCGGTTTCTACAATAGCTCGGACCTTTTCTCTTAATTCGGTATCAGTACCTCCATAGACATAGAATACTTTTCGCCCTTTGGCTACTTTGTCCTTGATGATTGCATAAAGAAGGTTTCCATGTTTCTCTACATACTGAAATAGCACAAGGGTATTACCATCAAGACTCACCGCAAGGTTTCGGATGAATGCATTGCGTTTATTACATCCAACTAAAAAATCTATTTCTTCGTGATACTTTTTTTTGGAAATCTCTTTGCAATACTCGTCTGGATATTTGAGGGTAATGGCCTTGATGTCAAATTTGGCCAGTTGATTTTTGTCAATGAGTTCTTTTGTCGTGGTGACCTTTTTGACCCGACCAAATAGTCCTTCGAGGACAAGTTTGTGTGTCTGTGTGTCATCCAAAGTGCCTGTTGTACCAAAACGATATTCTGCATTGACCAGCTTGGTCATAATAGAGGTCAAGGATTTGGCCTTGAACAGATGGCAATTTGAAACAACCATTCCGTTTGCAAAATAATTATGATTATCTTTAACGTGTAAATTATATACATTGCCTGTGTATTCTATGGGCGTTATGCTTACAATTTTACTCAAGCATTTTTTAGCCATTTCAGTCTATTCCTCACCTCTTCTAAATTAACAGCACGTTCTTCTATTAATGAAATCATAGTTGGAGTTTTTGATTTATTAAAATGGTCTTCGTCTATAATTTTATAATTATATCCTGCATTGATGGCTGCGGGTTGTTTGTCCTGTAGCGTATAGAGATATTTTTTCGGTTTTATTTCATATAACGTATTTGTTTTTGGATCAAAAAAATCAACAATATAGATTCTATTTTTATGGATGCTGGTATCATAATACTTAATACGAACTGTTTCATATTCAAGTTCTGGGGTTTCTAACCAAAAAATCAGCTCCCACAGACTCCGCACCTTCCGAATAGAACCATCAATATGATAATATTCTAACATTTTATGTGTTCGATAATTTTCTGATTTTGGAGTAAATGTCCCATCTAAGATTTTTTGTTTCATTGTTATGCTTTGTTTTTTGTGGATAGTAACCCATCGTTCAGGCGAAAGAGTTTTTCTTGGGTTTTTTTCACCCGACATTCGGATACTACTGCGTTCATTTTTACAAGCATTTGAGCAGGTTAACATAAATCCTTTTTTGATTCCTGGCATGAGTCTGGTGACCACATTTTCGCAATTCTTACATTTTTGAGGGCCAAAGTTAATTTTGGCAAGTTCAAACTTTAATTGGTCATAATCGTTTTTATATTCGTCTAATGCGTGAATATTGTTTTTATGCAACCATGCAATAGGCGACTGGCAAAATGATGACGTGTCTTTTCTATTCGTGATTAATTTTTTCAAAGCGGTTCGTTCATTTTGATTTATTTCCATTTGCAATACCCCCATCGAATGTCATATATTCAATGGTATTTATAATATCATCAAGTTGTAATTTATCTGCCCTACACCATTTTCCGGTGGATAATAACACCTTATGGTTTCCTGTAATTTTCAATATCCGGCCGTCTTCGCAAACAATTTCATACAGTTGTTCATGTTTAGATATATTTTTATGAACTTCTATCACAGGTTTTGATTCTATTTTTCCATTATTTTCGTTTATGGTTAAAACTTGATCGCCTATATTAATATTATCAATCGTTTTTTGTGTTCCATCTGACATTGTAATTGAGCTAGATGGATGAAGACACTCATCGCCCACAATCACATCGTATTGGTCAAAATATTGCTTTGGCATTTTATAGAGTGACTGCCATGTAGAAATTGTAATTGGCATATCTGACTGCTTGTCTCTTCCAGCCATGATATAATGGACATGGTTGTCTGAACTCCAACCCTCGTTTATTCCGTATTCGCTGAAGTCTTTATACAACTGAGAAACGAGCGAAGTTGTAGGAACGATGATGAGGGCCTTCTTTCCTTCATAATATCGCATGAGCGCATAGATGATAAGGGACTTTCCAGATGCAGTAGGGGAGAGCAGGAGACAGCGTTTCTTACGAACTGCATGAACAAATGCGTTTAGCTGATAGTCACGAATTGTTACAGGAAGTTTGAGTGTGTCAACAAACTCCTTGCCTTCCTGTAAAGAAAACTCCTCTGTCAGACCAACAGAGGAGTCATGGTATTGGACATCATAGTCTCTATCTTGAGCAAACTGTTCAATATGCGAAAGTAGCCCTGCATAGATGGTATTGTTGCGTGCATCGAATAGGCGTATCTTTCCATCCCACATCTTGTTTCGATATGCAGGCATGAACTGATAGCCTTCGGCAAAAAAGGTAAAGTAATCAGCCAACTCTTGAAGAGTAGAACGCTCACCATCAACATGAAGAAATGCTTCATTCACTTTAGATAATAAAATATCTGACATATAAGATTAATTAATTCCATTCAGAAATTTTTGCCAGGTGATAGCATTATTGATATAAAAACTGCGCCCATTGATGTTTGACATGATAGACTTGACTGTTTCTACCTTTTCTTTTTGATAGTCGATTCTCAATAGCATCTTAATCAATTCACGGTCAGATTCTAGATAACGTGGAATATCTTGCTTGAGCAATTTATGGTCAAATTGATCCCAGCCCTGTTCCTTCAAGTCTTCCCCACTCATTTTGCCTGAGTAGTATTCAAACTTGTATCTTTCCATTTCCTTAAAATCGTGATTCATCTTTTTGAGCTGAAGATTTTCCGAGGTATATATTTTAAGGTATTTATTGTGTAAGGAGGGAATCTTTAGACTTTCTTTGTCTAATTCAATTGTATCAACCTTGCTGTCAATTTCCCACAAGGCAAGAATCTCTTCTAGCTTCAAAACAGTCTCCATAAAACAATCCAAGTATTCTATAAGTATAGTCTCTTTTTACGATTTGTCAAGTGCTATTTTGATAATTTTTTAAAATCGTAACTTAGGTAACGGAAAGTAGCCGTGGCTGTCAGGTAATCAATATCCGTTTGGGTAGAATCAAATACTAACTCGCCAAGTGATGTTGGAAACAAATCTTTGAATGTGATTTGAAAATTTGCATTCATGGTACTATTCAGAGTGATAAGTGTGGCATCAGAAATAATTGCCTCTGTACCGTGCTTTTTTAAGTTATCTCTATATTGTTGAAAGCTACCAGGATTACCTATACCAATCAACCACTCTTGAAGTTCAGACCAGTTCTTTAAGTCCTCGTCTACTTTGAATGTGATTGAAAGAGGGTCATAGGTCAATTTTTCACCAGGCTGTGCTGCGTCAATGAACGGGGTAGGTTGGGGTGCTTCTCCCATGGTAATACCAGGAATGTTGACTGATTGAAGAAACCAGTTGACATGAGGCATTTTACGAATACCAAAACGAAACCCAACAGGAGAAAGAAAGTTTTGATTTGTTGGTTGACTTGCGATTGCGCCTATATCAGATGCCATGATTAGTATCTCCTCATCTCTATTTATAACAAAAAAAGGGAGCCCGTGAAGGCTCCCTTTTAATGGGTAAGTATAACCTCTGTGTAATTACAGAGAGTTACAATACTATTGCTATTACATCAGGTTCTTGATAATAAGTGAGCGATAGTAGATGTTGCGGTCCGCCACGGGTACGACAGTACCCATGTTTGTATCAACATCACCATTGCCAGCAGTAGTCGCAAACGGATTAGCAACGAGACCATAACGAGTCTTGAAGCCAATCTTCGGCTGGAAGTTGTTCTCGCCAACTGCACGCACCATCTGGAGCGGAACGTATGGGCAATAGAACAGACCAGCGTCATATGCACTTGAACCCTTGTAGCCTACGGTAGCATACTGGTTGCCGCTGTCGCCGACATAGTAGGGATCAATGTAAACCTTGAAGCGACCATTAAGGACGCCTGCGAAGGTGTTGCCCGTGTCGTCTACATTCAAGTTATCCTTGAGTGCAGGAGCATGGTCAAGTGAACCAGCCATGGAGAGAGCAGAAGCAACATCTGACGAGCAGATGATGATGTTACCCTTCCCGCGTCGAGTAGCCTTTGCAATTGCATTGGCTTCGCGCTCTAGCTGGAACATGAGCCCCTTGAAACGCTCAACGCTCCAACGACCATTGGCATCGACATCGAGGTCGAATTCGTGTAGGGCTGCTGTACCACTAGTGGCATCTGCGCCATGGGATGCAGTCTTGTTGATTGTGCGAACAATTTCGCGATTGATTTCAGCAAGAATCTCAGCAGACAGAATGTTAGCCAACTCGGTTTCGGCGTCGAGGCCATGAACAGCCTTGAGGTCTTGTGCGAGTTCGACTGTGTACTCTGCCTTGAGGGCCCGTGACAATGCGGTTACTGTAACCTTGTCGATGGAGAATCCCATCTCGGCAATAGCGCCATCGGTACCAACAACAGATCCGCCGAGTGTTTCGGCGAAGCTGGTTGACATACCATTAGCGGTTCTCGCTGTAGTCAACAGAGAGTCGTCACCACTATGTTCCGAATCAGCCGGGAGGTTCCCGTCTTGGGCTGTTGCAGAGAACGCGGTGTTTGCTTCGTTGAACAGAGCCTCGTTCGCAGAACCGGCAGCCAGTGGGTCTGTGGCACTATCGGCATACTTAGCCCGCATCGCAAAGATGAGGCCAGTCGGACCAGTCATTGGCTGAACGCCACAAATGTCATATGCAATGAGGTTAGGCATTGCACGTCGAACCAGGCTGATTAAGACTGGATCGAAGGTGTTGATTGGGCCAACACCTTGTGAGCCTGAGGCGCCCATTGCATTTAGCGGGCCGGCTTCAGTCAAAAACTGACCAGAACCGACACCAGAAGCCTCGCGAAGTGCGGTCTCCTGGTTTTCTAATAGAATGGCGGTACAAGCCCGAACGTGAGGATCTGAAATTGCTCCCAGGTCTTCATGGTCGAGGACAGGACCCCATTTTGATTGTAATTCTTCAGAAAGATACATGTTTTAACTCCTTGTGATAACTAGGGTTACTTACCCGATTTCTGTTACCTATTTATAAAATTAACGCCTTACGGTCTTTACCGTTCTACCAATTGCATCTGCATAAGAATCCATACTGGAAGACGTTGTGCCAAGTGACTCACTCAGCAATTCATCGGTGTCCTCTTCTTCCACAAACCTGGGAGCCTGAGGGAAATAACTCTCCTTGAGAGTTGCAATTGCTCTAATGTATTGTTCAGCATCTTCATACTGAACACCTTCGGACAATGATTCTAATTTCTCACGCTCTGTGTCGGCGAGGCCTCCTGCGAGCTGATGAAAAATTTCCTCCTTTTCGTGGCCACTAATTGCACCCATCAGGTCAATGTTAGTTTCAATGCTCTCGTTGAGCTTATATTCAAGCTCATCAATACGAGTTGCGAGTTCATCAACAACATCAACCCTTTCGTCTGGAATTTCAATGTAGTGTTCGGTGAAAAGATTCTTTAAGCCTGTGATAAAATCATCAGTAAGCTCAGTCTTAACTCCTCGTTCGACAGCCAGTTCATTTTCCTGCATCCACTCTTCGACCACATAATTGAGGTAACCGTCTACCTTTTCGGTAAGATCAGCCTCGAATGTGCCGCGAGCTTCAGAAATCTCGGATGCGAAATCCTCTTCTAGCTTATCAATTTCAGAATTAATCTTAGAGACAACTGCTGCCTCAAAAATTGTTGCGGCCGCGACCTTGAAATCTTCGGAAAGCTCTTGGTCTTCGTTAGAAAGAAGGGCCTGGACATCATCGGAAACATCAATATCTTCGGGTGTAATTCGTGCGCGAGCTTCGTGAGCCAGAGCATATGACTCTTCGTCAATCTCTTCTTCCTCTTCTTCATCATCATTCTCGACAAGAATTGCATTAAGGATATCAATATACTTCTCGGACAGTTCGTCCTTGTCCATACTGCGAAGCATATCAAATACTAGCTTGGCCATTCCAGCCTTAGTCTCAGGAAGTTCAAGAGTCTCTTCATCTTCTTCGTCAAGCATTTCTTCGTCCTCGTAGTAATACTCTTCATCTTCACCCAACTTCTTGTTGTCAGGAGTAGTCTCTTTCGAGCTACCCTGTGGGGGCTGAGTAGTATCGCCGCCGGCAACCCTTGGGGCTGGCTCTTTGGCTTTCTTGGTCTGATGTGAAACCTTTGCGGCGTCCTTGTTTTTGACTTCAGGGTCAGTAGTAACTGCCGGAGGAGCGGCCGTTTTGCCCTTCATCTTAGGGGCTTTGCTCGCAGGAGTAGAACCCTCCTTAGGAAGGCCATCATTTCCTGGAGTTCCGGTTGAGCGTTTTTGGTCGCTACTACCGTTGATTACTCCTTCGATTAAATCTGTTAGTTCTGACATGTTAAAATTCTCCCTGTAAGAAAGCAATATATTGAGACTATTCTACTGCTATTTATTATTTCTATAATTTTGAGAGGAAATCTCCGAATATTCGCAACTTTGTATCTTCTAGCTGCCTTCGACTTTCCTTCTCAATTTCTGTTTTATATTCACTAATATCTCGTTCTTGAATCAGTCCATTATTCCAAACCCACTCCTTACCTTCCATGATACCTTGGACAAAGGCATTGGGAGCAGAGGGGTCTGCAACAATATCCGCTGCGGTTGCAAGATGATAATCGTCTTGAACAATTTGCATACCGTTTGTTTTTCCGGGCTTCAATGAGCCCATTCCGCGAGACGAGACACCAAGATTTGCGCCCTCATCAATAAGATTTTTGACAATCTTTCCGTAAGGAGTATCCATAATCTTGGCCTTACCGATAAAATTGTTGTTTCCATCTTCCCGAATGTCTTTAATCATGTGCGACACTCGGTCAAGATTGATTTGGGGCCCGTCAGGATGCCCAAGCTCACCGAATGCGCGATTCTTTTCTACATATTCTTTGTTATATCGCTTGACTTCGTTTCGTAGAACGCTAACAGGATAGAATCTTCCATTTCGATTCTTCTGTTCAGCCTGCATGAAGATGCCTTTGATGAAGTGAGCCTTTTTACCAGTTGTCTCATCGACTTCGGTTAGGAATTCTACGTTCTCGTTTAATTCGGTGATTAATCTCATTTTAGATTGCCTTTGGTGATGGGCCTTGCAAGCCCGTCTTTGCGCCAATTCTTCCCTGTTGGAATGCAAAATCAGCCATCTTTGCAAACCCGGCCTTGTCTTTTGAAATTGTTTGAGCCAACTTGACTTGATTGTTTCTATTCAATGCACCATGAACCTGAAGAAGAATGTTTGCTGTCGTGGCATCAACTTTTAATGTGGTCCCATCTTTGAACCTAATAGTAGAAGCCTGGTGTTGAGTTACAATCTTCTTTAGCGTATCCATTGCATTTTCGACAAGCTCTTGGTCTTCGCGAATAACGGATTCTGTGTTATGCGTATAAGAACCATCCTTGCGTTTGATATAGATAGGCTTGATCGACTTGTTGACCATATCTTCCGCAGAACCATCAAGGTTGCGTGTATTCTCGTCTGCATCGTCCAACTCTTCGTCGTCGGATGGAAGAGGAGCATCTACGCCTGCGCTCTTAATCTTTTCTTCTCGTTCGGGTTCGTCGTCTTCCCAAACAAGTTGTGGTCTAATGCTTTTGAATGATTTGGCCATCTGGTTTACCTACCTTATATGTGCCCTAAGCATTTGCCTTGGGGTCTTTGCTGACTAACTTCTTCCCTGCAGGCGCGCCGGTGTCTCGTCGAGCGACTCGACTACTCGGTGATTTTGAGTCATATCCGTGCTTCTTCAAATGAGCATCCATCGCCTTGCCGTGCCCGCTCCCGAATGCGTTGATGATTGCCTGCACGCGCTCAGGGCTTCGAGGACGACTTACTTCTTCTTCAACATCTTCTTCTTCGTCGTCGTCATCATCTTCGTCGTCATCGCCATTCTTTTTTGCAAACGGGTTCTTCTTTTTCTTTTTGCCGTTCTTCCCGTTCTCTTCTTCTTCTTCTGAGCCATTCTCTTCTTCGTCTTCGTCTTCGTCGTTCTTTTCTCCGAAGAATTCTCCAGCCAGTTCGATTTTCTTTAAGTTAATGGCGTCAGTAATCTTATTTGACAATGCAGCACTAAGGGAATCCTGCATATCGTTAGGATTTCCTTCTTTGGCATATTGAATTGCCTGAGCAATATGTGACTCTGTTTCGTTCATTGTAGTATCTCCCTTAACTCTTATTTATAAGAGTTGGTAAGTTATTGTGTATCTTCTTCAGGTTCTTCTTCGCCTTCGACCGGAGCTTCGCTATTAATTTGCTTGTCAATCATTGCAATATCTTCGTCAGACTGCCTAAGAATGTTCTTTCGGAGCCATTCTTTCGAGAAGTATTCGCCCTTGAATTCTTCCATATCCCGAAGCAATTCAACTCGACTTCGGAGGATTTCAGTTTCTTGAAGCTCGATGAAATGTGTATCCTTCTGCCAATCGAAATAGATATTAGGCTTAAAGTCTTCCCAATCTTCTGCTGTTACTACACCTTTTAGTCGAAGCTGTGTCTCCAAAAGATTTAAGAATAGTTGACCAAACCTACTTCGCAGTCGAGTAACAAATTTACCAAACTTGACTTCATCCCGAGTGATTTCAGCCGAACGACCAATGTTGAATCCAGAGTCTTGTTCTAACCTAGACGCAGGAACATTCATGGCCTTATAGAGCTTCCTTCTGAAATACTGAACATCTTCGATTTCGCCAAGATTCTGCCCGCCAGGAAGTGTCGTAATTTCAGTACCGCGGCCGCCTTCGCGGCGAGGTAACCAATAATCCTCTAGCATAGTTCGATGTTCACGTTCGTCGCTAATTTCGCCTGTGCCTGAATTATATACAAGACGATTCTTGAACTTGACCATGATGTCGCGCAAATATTGTTCGGCCTTAATCTTAGGAAGATTGCCTACGTCAACATAGAAAATTCTTCGTTCAGGTGCGCGAGCAATACGATAAATAACAACGGCATCTTCTAGCATCTTTAGTTGGTTGTAAGGTTTGATGGCCTTGTGTAGATGAGAAATAATCATAGACTTTCGAGCATCTAACAAACCAGAATGATTGTATGAAACACTATCCTTGGCAATTTTAATGCCTTGCCCGCCGCCCTTTTGGTCTAGCCCTCGTTCATTATAAATGAAATATTCTGCTCCGTTTGTTGTCACAGGAATATTCTGACCATCTCCGCCCCTCACGCCAACTTTCTTAATGTGCTTTACTTTGCGTATTTTTCTGGGGTCGATATAACGAAGCTCTTGAATACCCTTTTTAGGATTATCAACATCAATAATGATATGATAATACAACCGACCATCTACATACCATCTACGGAATGTATCATAACATTGATTCCCGAAATCAAGAAGGGTTAAGAGTTCATAAAATTCGGCTTGAATTTTTGATTTGATTGAAGTTGATTGCTTCAGATGGTCCAGGACAATATCAACTGGACCCTTTCCGACGCTAGTAACAATTGCCTCATTGACAATATCATCAACAGCATATTCAGCCTCAGGATACATTACCATTTCACGATACCGAGTGATTAACTCAGCCTCATTTTTGACGGCACCCTCAATATCAAGATAGGTGCCATACGCTCCCGCGAGCGGGGAGATTTGTAAGGCACCCTCTAGGTTTTCTTTTTCAGCGAATGATTGAATTTTGGCGGGATTTTCTTCATCTTCCCGACCAATAGTAAAACCGAATAGTTTAACAGCCATAGTCTAGAATCCTATATTTACAAAGTAAAGGTATATGGTGTGGATAGATATATTTCTACCCACACCTCAACCCTATTTATATATTCACTTAGGACGTAATTCCGGGAGTCTGCCAGAAATCATACTGCCATGTACATGTAAATTCTTCAAGTGCATCATTTGTTTCCCAAGCCAGATCAATTGGGGCAAGAACTGAAGGCCACATGTTTACAATAGTTACTCTCTTAATCTCGTCACCAGCCTTACCATAATGAATAACATCTGCTGTGGAATGATAGTTTGATGGTCTAGTTCCTGCACCGCGAGTGTTATCTGCATGAGCATTTATAGAATTCATCCAAGTTTGAATTGCGTTGTATACAGAAAAATCCTCATCATTAATAACTGTCGTAGTCCACTCTGGGAAGGTTCGATTGCCTGCAAGTTTGATTGTTCTACCAAAATATGGCATTTCAACCATCCCAAGATCCGAACCAGGCAACTGGGCCCCTTTACATGTAAAGGTCATCTTGGTCCCGGCCGCTCCTGGATTGGCAACTGAGGGGAATGGCATCACCACTTCAAACAGATTGGGGCGAGCCCCTCCGCCAGACAATTGCGCCCTAATATCGTTTACGTTAAAAGCCATTTAAGTCTCTCCTTGTTTAATCTTTCTTTCTAAAGACTATTTATACTAGAACTTCCCAACAACCTCTTCAAAGTCAACGCCCGTACGGACTGCGACGAAGTTTAGTTGAATAAAGTTAATTGAACGAGCAGGCTTGATGTAAATATCACCAACAAACTCGTTTCGATCAATTACTTCGCCTGTGTTATTTGATTCGTCACATACAACTCGGAAGTCATAGATACCTCTTCGCCCTTGAACATCACGGAGGAAAGGTTCTACCATATTCACGAATTGTGAACGGGTAAATTCATCATTGAACTCAAAGAGTGTGAACTTGGCTGCTGTTGCAATGGCCTTTTCTAGTACAATAAAGAGTCTTCGTACATTGATTCGGTCAAATGCGCTAGGCTTAGCCTGGAGCGTCTTATCACCGAACAGGACAGTACCTTGCCCAGGAACAGTAACAACAGGATTGATACCGTTCTTGTAAAGCTCATCGCGGTGAGCCTTCTGAGGATTCCATGCGAGCTTGACAACATTCTTGATGTGCCCACGATTGAATCCCGCTGGTGACCACCATGGGTCGCGAGACTCGTCTGTTCGGACACAAAGCCCTGCAATGTCACCATTCAGAGGCACCCAGCGATACTTGTCGTTGAACTTATCGTACTGATACTTCCAACCACTATCCATGAAGCCATATGAACTACTCAGGCTGTTAATGCCAGAAGTAGTAAGCCGATAGGCCTTAACCGCAGTTAGCTTTGTTGACAATGTTCCAGTTCCTACAACATTAGATTCTTGAGGTGAAATGAATGCAACACAGTCCTTACGTTTTTCGGCAACAGATTCAATGATGTACTTAGAAGTAGTACCGCCATGAGGACCGCCAAGGACCATAGAAATGTCCATTTCTTCTGGGTCTGAAAACATATCATATCCAAGCTGGAATGCTGCTGGCGAAGTTGAATATCCATTGTTACCGCTGTGTAGCGTTGCGGTATTCGTCGCCTTCGATAAACTCAAAAGATTGCACATCTGCTGCGCCGTCTGTGAATGCAAGAGATCCCCATTCACGGTCTTGTCCGCCTGTTCCTACCGCGGCAGTTGTATTATCGGGCTTGTAGCACCATCGAAGGTATTTAGACTTTTGATTAATAACTTCTCCATAATAGTTAGAGCTTCCGTCGTCGCTCCTTGCGTCCCGAGCCTTTGATACATTAGGATATACTTCAAGAACTTGACCCTTGACACCTGTAATCAGACCAGTTGCGTCAGAGACAGCAATATGAATTTCGTCATTGG